TCCGACTGAAACCTGATCGCGGCTTCGGTTAGGACGGTTGAGTAAACACCACACGCTCCATTCCAAGGCTCCGTCCTTTCCTCATATTGAAGACCCAAGACCTCCAGACCTTTGACAAAGGTTTCTGCCCAGTCTTTTCTGGAGTCTATATCGGCTTCGACAAGGTCTGTCAGCTCACTGGCGATGGTGTTTAAAACACCTTCGTCCAGAACCTCTGCAAGGTTCGAGTTAAAATCCGCGCCTTCAAAATCACTCCCCTTTTCGAGGGTAATTTCCAAGCCATCCATTGATATGGATACCGCCTCAGGGTCCTCAATCTCGATCTCAATTGGTTCCTCCGGTAAGGAAGCTAATCCCATTGGGGCTTGGTAGACGCTCTTTTCAATCGCCATGATGATTCCTAGTAATAAGCCATGCGACGACGGAAGTATCTAGGTTCATCTTCTTCATCTGAATAAACCGAGATAAATCCACCTTGTCTAAAACGCAATAGAGCCTGAGAGGATGAGTCCACCAAGTCATCATGGTCGCCGTTAGGGAAGGAAGCCATTTCTTCCATGACTTCATCTGCCCATCTTGTCTCTGGGCACCAGACCACGCCTGACGCAAACAGGTCGGATATAGCGTTTACACGCGCAATCTTATCGCTTCCTTTGCCCGGTGTATATTCGGACAGAGGAATACCGATTTTTCTCATTTCATAGATCAAGGGCGCACCTGCTGCCCTCTTCTCGACCAACAGGGTGTCGGGGTTCCATTCCCGCCACATGTCAAAAGCCTTCTTTTTTAATTCCGGGAACTCCATCCTTTGTTTAAACGCATCTAAAAGGATGATATTGGGGCGTAGATCCCCGTTTTTGTTGGGGTGCTGGAAGACTCCCCATGTAGTGCAGGCTGAGTAGTCAGCCCGGTTGTTCTTTTCAAACGCGGTATCCCAGCTTTGGATCACATATTCGCAGGAGGGTGGGTCTGACTTCTCCCAAATCTGCCATTGATCACGTTTTACAATCGCCCCTTCCTCGGAGGTGGGGTTTTGTTGGTACTGGGCTTCCCATTTGGCGACCGGGAGTTCGGCTTTTAGGGCTTCAAGTTCTTCTTTTTTCCAGAAACCGGGCCACAACGGGGTTCCAGAGGGCAAAATCGCGGGGAAATCGATGACTTCCCACTCATTTACCCCGTCTTTTTCGGCATTTTTAAGGATTTGCCCGGTCAGATCTCGCTTTGACCACCGGGTCATCACAATAATAATGGCTCCTCCGGGCTGTAAACGCTGACGAGGACCGGATGTGTACCATTCATAGACCGAATCAAAGACGGCAGGGTTGCCCTGTTTGGCTTCCTGCTCCGAATGGGGGTCATCAATAATCAATAGGTCAGCGCCTTTGCCAGTAACTGCACCGCCCACACCAATAGCGAAGTAGTCACCACCCAGATGAGTATTCCAACGACCGGCTGCTTTAGAGTCTGACGACAGTTTTGTATCAAATACCTTCCCATAACCATCCGATTGAACAAGATTCCTCACCTTTCGACCAAAGCCCACCGCCAGTTCTGCCGTGTGGGCAGTCTGGATAATCTTCTTTTCCGGGTACTTCCCTAGAAACCACGCGGGCAAGAGATAAGACGCAAATTCTGACTTGGTATGCCGGGGCGGCATGTTGATAATCAACCTCTTCAACTGCCCGGATGCAACCCTCTCAAAGGCTTCTGCCATGATCTGATGATGTTTCCCGGAAATAAACGCAGGCCACATCTGGGTCACAAAGAAAAGAAACGACTCCTTACACCGCTCTATCCTGTCCATCTCCAACAAAGAAAAAACCTTGTTCCTCTCTGCCTCAGGGATCTTGTCCACAATAGCAACGTAATCAGCTATTTCTTTTTTTGTAAGCAATGTCATAAAGAAGAGATCTCTTTTACCGTCCTGTCGAACAGCCTTATTCCATAAAACTTACGTGGCTTGACCTCCAAGATCCCATCCTCTTGGAGCCTTTTGACAATCCTATGAATATTGGACTTAGCCTTCATGCCTACCCCCAAGGCTATCGCCTCGTAAGAAGGCGACATCCCATGCACCTTGATGTACGCCCGGATGAACTCCAATATCTGCCGTTTTCTTTCAGTCATATCCACCCCAACACGGCTGAGGACTGCGCCCTTACGAGGCCGCTTAGTCACTAAGGACACTCCGCTGATCTCACTACCTTTAGTCCGGACTTTCCAGTAGCAAGCCAATCCTCATGCGCTTTGGAGCGGGTAGCCGGGGTCGAACCGGCGACATTCTGTTTGGAAAACAGATGCTCTGCCAACTGAGCTACACCCGCCAACACGACTGGACACTCACCATCTCTCTCGTCGGTAGAGGTGCGGTCTACCTTCTGGCAAATGCCCATGCGTGTTGGTACTCGCTCCACTGCTTGACCACTGACCAGAGTTAATCAAATTGCAGCATCTGCTTTCCCAACATTTAAACTATAAATGAGAACATTTAAACTCTCAACATATATATACCCCCCGTCCAAAAACCTTACCTCCTTTTCCCATGTTTCACGTGAAACGAGGGGGTGGGGGCAAGACATTGTTCTCATTGGGTGGGGGACATATTTGTTTGTGTGGATTACAGCGTAAGCGGTGACGGGTCCCATCTGTGCCACAGTGGGGGGTCGGGGTACGGTGGGGTCACGCCCAGCACACACAACGGGTGTCGGGGGCGCAGACTCACAGTGTCGGATCGTTTAAACATGATCACTTCACCTTCAATGTCTTCACATTGTCGAGCAGCTTCAGATGCTGCGACAGTTCCCGCTTCAACTGCTCTGGTGCGACTGCCTTGTCGGTCTTCTCTTCGATGCCAGTGAATAGCCCAATGGACTTGCCTAGCAGTTCCAGTGCTTTTAAACGTGAGCCTTCCTGAGAAGCGTCCTTGCTCAGTGAAACCAACTTCCGCAAAACGTACCTTCGAGTGCTTGCGACATCATCCGCAAGGTGTTCTATCGTTTCATCCCATGCGGCGTTGATCATGCTGGCAATGCGTGGATCAGCGGCAAGCTTGGCTGCATTGCTGCTGACTGCACTGTCTGACATCTGTGTGTTATAGGCGAGACGGTAAGCTTCTCTGCGGCTTTTGCCTGATATAACGTGGTTCACAAATGCTTGTTGTTGGCTGGTCAGTGGTTTGTTGATGTTCTTTACTCTCTTTGGTGGGATTGAAGCTGCCATCCGCTCCGCTTCGCTCTCGAACCCAGGCGCGTTGTCATCCTGATAACCTTCATCAATAGCACTATTCGCCTCTTCCAGTGCCGCTAGATACTCGTCCTGACTGGTCTTTTTCATTTGTCATCACCTCACGTTGCAACTGTGATCAGCACTGCTGCTGTACTGATCTGTTTAAACCATCGTTCGCATTATCCACAGACTTATTCACAAGTGCAAGCATGGCAATGCATTTGTTTTTGTTGTCAACCATGCAAATACCCCTGAGACTCGTTTATAGCCTCTCTGAGTCGTTTTTTCTCTTTAGGCTACCTACCCCTTACCCGCTTCGCGTTCGTTGAACCTGCGCGGTTTTTTTGTTCTTTGGCAACAAGTTATCCACAGTTGCTGGTTTGTACACCATACATAGAACGTATATCTGTGGAGTTGCCGTTCAAACAATAGAATAAATTGTCGTCTACTAGTAAATAGCACTTGCACTGGTAATAGCACTATGATCTAATCCGCCTAGTAGCACATTCATTTAAACGTAGCAATCTGACAACAGGGGGTTTATATGCAACTGCACCTTTACACGCGACTGACGCACGACTATGCACTTGGCTGGGATCACCTAGATGAGTCCGATTACGTCTGCATCGTCAAGGCACTGAAGCCGCGACTGCTCGAAGACAACGGCATCGACGGGCGCACAATGATCACCCGCGTGATCGCACCATCTGCACTGCGGTCTATCGATTTGTCCGGTGCCATTGAGGACACGATGTCTTACTCGCGTTGCCGTCATGAACATGACTGCTGCGGCTGCGCCACTACCCGCGCATATGCTCGCAAGATTTCACCACGCGAATATTCGGTTTACCTGTCCACTTACTACAACGTCTGAGGTTATCATGTTTACAACACGCGAAGAGTGGTTACTGGCTGCGGTCTCCGAACTGCGTCCGCTGTTTGATCTGTGGGCTGCGCCTGTACCTGCCAAGGTGCGGGTGACCTGCGGCTTCCCGTCCAATGCCCGTCGATCCGGTGCCATCGGCGAATGCTGGGCTGACACTGCGTCTGCTGATAAGACCATCGAGATACTGATCTCTCCCACGTTGGACGATCCGCGCAGGGTGTTTGATGTACTGGTTCATGAGCTTTGCCATGCCTTACCGGGCGCAATGAATCACGGCGTGACGTTCCAGAAGTGGGCTGCGGCGATGCACCTTGTACCTGCTGGATCGGGTAAACAGGCGTGGAAATCGACTGTCGCTGGCGCAGGGTTTGATGATGCATACAACGCGATCATCGCTGGTTTGGGCGCATATCCCCATGCCCATCTGTCGATGACCACCCGGAAAAAGCAAGCTACCCGGATGCTCAAGGCAATCTGCCCTAGTTGCAAATACACCATCCGATTAACCGCGAAGTGGGCGAATGTTGGCTTGCCTACCTGCTGCTGCGGTGATCTTTTCAATCTGACATCTGAGGGTGAATAATTATGAGTAAAACCACATATGAGACGGTGCTACAGCAACCGCTGGCAACCGTTAAGGCTGCATATGAGCAAATGTTGGGCGGCACGTTCTCCACAAAACAGGCGGCGGCGCAAGACCTTACCAATGCTGTTAACGCAGGGCGCATCACGCTGGCGCAGATCAGGGCGGCTATCCCGAACCACCCGCCGGGTGCACCTGTCGCATCGCAGATGCCCGGCGAAGTGAATGACCTAATAAAAACCTCGCTTGCCTTGGATCAGGGTTTGCGTAACGTGATCGGGCGCGTCGATGCACTGACCGACAATGTCGGGCGCGTTAGCACCGGGCTAGATTCTGTGGTGCGTGGCATTAATCAATTACAGGCTGACTCAGTGGCGCGTGATGCTGATCTGGCTGATCGACTGTCGATTGTCGAAAGGGCTGCTCGTCACAACTCCAACCTTGACGCTGGCGAGATCGACGCTGCGATTAATGCTGCTGTTGCTGAGGGTTTCGGTGCGTTTAAACGTAAGATCGAAAAGGCAGGGTTAGAACAGGCGGCGGCTGATGCTGTATCTGTCCGGGTCATTGAGCGTAAACCTGCTCTGGATGTTTTTGGGGTCGATGTTATCGATGCACAGGGTAATGCGGTGATGGTCGATCTGTATGACCACCCGGCTGCCCCGGCGGTCGATCCTAATTTCATTTGGACTGAGACCATCCTGCGCCACTTGCTGTTGTCCCAGATGACAGGCGAAAACCTCTGGTTCGGCGGTGCCAAGGGCGCAGGTAAGACTGAGACTGCGCGTCAATTTGCTGCGCGTACCGGGCGCGGTTTCACCCGGATCAACTTCCACAAGTACACCACTGCCGACGAGTATCTGGGCAGCACTGGTTTGCAGAATGGCAATACCGCTTTTGAGGATGGTGATTTTCTGAAAGCCTATTCCTGCCCCAGCACCGTCATTCTGTTGGATGAGATCAGCAACGCCGCACCGGGCGAATTGGCACCGTTGAATGCCCTGCTTGAGCCGAATACCACCGTCACCATTGGCGGCAAGGTACGCACCAAGGCTGCTGGCGTGATCGTGATCGCAGCCGACA